ATCTTTTCTAGACAATAAGGTTCGATATATCTGTGGACTTGCACCACTATGCCGCTTTGGAAGATACACCTAACACGGGCTTCCCCGCTACCTTAGGGTTGTATAGTACTATTCTCATATTCTGAGATTCGTGTCGATAGAAATTATAGGCAGAATTGGCTTCTTGAAGTATTATTTTGCTCAAAGCATTTTGCTGAGCGAATAAGTCAAGAACCCTATCTCTGTCTTCAAATGATATTGAGGCGAACAAGGGATCGTTGGTTGTCCCAATGGTTCTAAAGTAGTCTAGCAATACCCATGGGCCCGGCGGGTCCCTTTGCCATGGTGAGATCCATATATATGGACCCCATTCTTCAAAATACGTATAGTATGGTTCAGTTACCAATAGTCGCCATTTATCTAAATAGGCTCTCATGCTTGGCCCATAAACTAGAAGCGGTCAAGAAAGAACCGCTAGCAATCAAAAAGGAAACTGAAAATCAAATACGCTTGTCCATCTTCAAGTTGAAGGGAAGAATCTACTTAATCTCACCATAAAAGGTGCGAATAATGTATATCTTCATCAATTTGATAATAGATGATCGTATCGGTTTTCAGCAACCTCGAGGGATCTCTGTTTGTTAGCCAGTTGGAGATTCGTAAAGAATTCTTCGACCACAGCTACCAATTTCGCAGAACCAATAAGGTGGAAGTTGACGTTCATCAACCAGGTTTCGAGTGCAAATGCACTGATTACTGGTGAGAACCCAAACATTATACCTGATGGCCCGCATATTGCTAAAACTACGGAATTAATGATTTCACTTGACTGTTTAGGTCGAAGTGAACCAATAATCCATAGTATTCTTTCTAAAACTGCAGGAGAAGCAATTACACAGTGTTTAGATAGCATATCCAAGAACAATAACGGCATAAGTCGCAAGTTTCTGATAGTTACTAACAAGACTCCAGCACCGATCGGGGTAAATTCCCCTTTCAGTACATGAACTCATCGTTTAGCAAATTCATAGCAGTATGAAGAGATCAGTGATTTGGACATGTTAATGTCCAAACCTAAATCACTCATAAGTGATTTATAAGATAAGGCCACCGCTTCATCAGCGATTACCAAATCGTCACCGACTATTGCATACCACGGAAACCACTGTCGTCATCCACAAGAGTAAGCCGCATATTGCACCACAAAGTGATGCGTCAACGCTAGCATAGCTCAAGATGAATAAGCGCCCATTGGTTGTCCAACAGCGTACATTATACCTTCACCTTTCCAGGCTCACTGTCTAAAAGCCAATAGCCCCATTCAGTATTTAGATCAAGACAATCCTAGGATCGTCAAAATCTGACACTGAAGAAGCACTGGTAATCGATCAGTTGCAGCAGAAAGATCAAAGGATCACGCTCCCGATGTCAGGATTCTGTCATGTAGTAAAGTAGCGGGTGCATGTTGATCAAAAGTTCCGTCCTGTTTAATGGTTTTCAAAATTTTGAAAATTGCATTATGCAATGGCAGGCATAAAGCCTGTGTCCAATAATCAGTCAACGCAACTATTCGATTTTTACCTGCACCCTCTTTAACTACAGCCAGTTTACCTAATCATACAGGGCATAGCCCAATGATTCAAAGCAACGGTAGTAGTGGAAGTGAACCCATCACAATCCCAACTTGTCAACACAGAAATCACAGGTTGCCACTAAGGATACAGCACATTGCAAAATTAAACCATATTATTGGATTAAATAAGAATGCGACTGCATCTAAAGGGGAACCTCAAATTGCTTGTTTATAGTTTGGACCAGATGATTCGCTAATAAATAATGAAACCGGTTTGATAACCAATCCAACTTTCAGTCATGAAGCGATTGCAAGAATGACATTAGAGTCCATTGTTTGGTAAACCCCTTTAAAGGGGGATATTATGGTACCTAAGTTAACAGGGGCTTTCACCCCGATAACTCGATACAATGATAACACCGTCAATACACATCTAATCACAGCAAATCCAGAAAGGCTATCTTCAGTTTTTCACTGAATCATAGCAAGTCTGATTTGAGCTGGTATAATTCTCGGCAAGCCTCGAACACATGACACACCAATGTTACCATTAGGCGCATATGCGTTAGCTGCCCATCTTACAACTAGTCGAAAACATTCTTTCAAATATTGGCAAACGAAAGTTCTGCCATTAAGTTGAATTAATCTTTCGATTCTAGTTCTAAGGAGGTCGAACGAACCCATGTATGGTCTTAGTCCTAAAGATCACACTGCCACTCTCACGAAGACTAAAATTTCTGTAATTTTAATCCAAGATGGAGAAGGCATAGGTCTGTTTGCTGTAGTAAAGATTGTCGCAAGATAATTTTTATTATGGAAAACAGCACTCAGTGAATATTAATGGACCAAACCAAGCATCGGGGGTGCGAGCCCTTCAACAAGGTAGCAGCAAACAAAGCGACTCTAATGGTTCTACATTAATGGTTTCACGAGTATCGGAATATTCACCGACCATAGGGTAACGGGATAAGCGAGCTTATACTTACCTTTCTCTAATCACTCTACTGAAAGAGCCGAATGAGACCGTTTGAGGAGTCAGTAACCCAAGGTACTTACGAACTTAACATACGTTGATGTTTAAGGAATGAAATCCAAAGACAAGTGTAATGCGGGGTCCTGCAGTACCATCCACCGAAAGGTGG